TCTTGCAACCGATCAACAGCCTGCTTCATTCGATCAGCACTTACCGCACCTGCCTTGTGTGCCTTTTCCAGCACCGCCAAATCAGCGTTATAGCGATCCATTGGCGAAATGGACTCTTTGATGATTCCATTCAGCTTGCGCATCTCACCAGCCGACAAGTCAACGCCGCGAGTGATCTTGGAAGCGTCGAATCCGATTGCGACGTTAGCTAGGTTGATTGATCCGGCCATGCTGTTTGACTATTTCTGTGAGTCCAAAGATCGATGCAACTTGGGGAATCGCTTCTGACGGTTTTGGTTTCTTTGGCTGGGTTTCTGGTTCGTACCGCGATGGCATGTAACCTTCAATCTGGATCGGTTCCATCCCCTGCCCGTGTGCTGCCAGTGTGACTGCTGTAAGCCTGTACAGAACTGCCAATAGCTCCGCGTGTTGCAATCGCTGTTCGCCAATAGGCTCGACAGCATCGAAAGCAAGCCACTTATCCAGCGTTCCTTTTGGTAGTGTCGATAGCCATTGGTCAACGTCAGCGATCCCCCACTGCAAGGCCAGCCGGTAAGCTATTCTGAGCTTCCGGCTTCGTCGAAGTTTTTTACTAAGCCCTCAAGCTCTCCAGGTTCGTACCTGTTCAGCTTTTGGCACTCTTCGAACAAGTAGCCTGCCAAGCTTCGACGCATGGTCTTCAGCTTGTCGGAGTCGTCGATCAGTCGTTCGCCATCAACACCAATCCACGAGTGGGCAATCATGGCTCGACGCATCTTCTTAACGTCGAACTTGCCTTTCTTGTCTTGCAGTTCGAGTTCGTAGGCAACGGCCTGATCTTCCGTAAGCTCTCGCAAACGAAACAGCTTGCCCTCGAACTCAACGACAACCTCTTGGACTGGTTGCGATAGCACATCGGCCAGCGAGTCTTTGTCAATTAGCTTCTTGTTCGTCATCGTCTTCTTCGTCCTCGTCTTCGTCTGCTAAAAGTTCCTCGGCAGGAGGAACGTGGAAATGGAAAGGTGGATTGACAACGTGTCCGGCTAACGTCGAACACTCGGCAACGATTGGCAACCATTGCTCGTCGCTTAGTTTGTTACCTTCAAGCAATGGCATGATTCGCGAGTCTGGTGCCTTGCAAAGCAAGCCCATATTGACTCCATCGACAGTGACAAACCACTGATCAAACTCGACTGGGTTGCCATCAACGCCAGTCCCAACGTGTGTTACAAGTTCTGTTTTGCTCATAGTTATGCTGCTGTGAAGGCTGGTCCTGTGGCGCCGTCGAACTGGATCGTCATCGATCCTTTCATGACTTCGCCGTTCTTTGGTGCTGGAAAATCAACGCTCTTAACGAATGCGGTTCCAGCGAAAGAACCTGCACCTGGATAAGTGATGGTGAATGTTGTTCCAGCGTACGGTTCGCTGGTTGGAATCATGGTGGTCGAAGTTGGCACAGCAGCACCGAGCCAATAAAACTCGACAGTAACTTCTGGCAAGTCTCGCAAGTCGCCAGGTCGCATTTTCTTGAATCCGGTCGTTGCAAGAACTGTAATATCAAGCGGTGTGGCTTGAATTTTTGCTGAACTAATCGAAGTCAGAAAGGTTGTGATTCCAAGACCTGAAATCGTTGCGCCGTTGCCTGTGACTGGTACTGTTAAAGCTGGCATGTTATGTCGCCTCCCAATAGTGAACTAACAAATCGAAACTGGTGATGTACCGATGCTCCTGATTGCCGTCCGTTGGTGGACCGCTCTCGTAAGAATCGCCGCTGTCTATCTCTGTCCCGCAAAAATAGATACTCAATGTCGTCCCCTGGTAGGAACAAATTCCGCTGGTTCGGATTGCGTGCGAAATGTCGTTGGCTGACTCCCGCGATGTGCCGTAGCAATCGAGTTGGAATCGAGCGTGGGCGAGTCTGGTAACGTCGCCTACGATGTGTTCGCGAAGTGTCGAAATTTTGTAGTAGACGATTGCCGGGAGCGTAGCGTTTTGAAGCAAAGCGTCAGGGTACATGCGTTGCCCAACCAACGCGGAAACCCCCGCGTAGTTGAGTAGTTTTGACCTGAGTGCTTTGCCTATGTCGCTTGCCATTATTCGCCGCTTATGACTCCAATAGTTCTGGATGCAGTCTCAGTCGAACCGCTGACAATTTGAAGATATTTGACGCCTTCAAATGCCAGCCGATTCAGACCAACATGACGCGATGTGGATACGGTTACTGTGTACTGGGTTGATTCGTAATACAAAGGACGAAAGGTCGTTCCGTCTGCTGAAGCGTTGAAGGTAAAGGCAGTACCAGTCAACGCCGCAGGAGTTGTCAACGCAACTGGTATCCGACTGTTTTCAAGGGTCAACGAAGTGGAGACAGTGCCAGAACTGGCAATTGTTACCGTGTCGGTGAGTCGTAAGTTTTTAGCCAAGTTTCAACTCCTTAATTTCTTTTTCCAATTGTGCGTAGCCTGCTGACTGTTGCGCTGCTTTTGTTTCGTCGAACGCTCGTTGCATAAAGCGTTCTGACGGGTTGATGCGCTTTACTTTGCCGCTGTCAACGCCCCAGTAAAATACTTTGCGGTTTTCTCCAGCCTCGAAGTTCAGCTTGTTGGCTTTGGGGTGATCGCCACCGACGATCAGCACTCCGCCGCGATTGTTTTTCAGATACTTCGTTTTGATGTGCTTGCCAGAACTAATCTGCCAAGCAGCGTTGTCTTTGTACTTCTTGCCCCACTTCTTGCGTGTGCCAGAAATGCTCGAGTTTGGTGCAATCGCTTTCGCTTTTGTCACAATAGGCTTTGCCATCGCCTTCAAGACTCGTTCGCTCGGCCCAAGTCGCATCAGCAATGGAATCTGCATGATCTTGGCAAGCATCGCCTCATCGAATGAAATCTCAAGCTTTAGGCTCATGTTGTTGCCACCAGTTCTATAAACTTGCGCAGCCCATCTACCTGATTGACGTAGGTGATGCCATACGATACATCGTCGAAAAGGACTCGCATCTGTGTTGTGTAGACAGGCTTGTACCGGACTCGAAAGATTGCCTTCGTGCCTGCTTCAAGCTGTCGGCCTCTCATCGATTCCATTCCACCCGTCGGCATGAAGTCCGCAGGTTCGTTCTCCAGCACCGTCTGCCAAGTAACGATTGGTTGCCCTGTGTCGTCTTGTGCTTCGATAGGCTCTTGAATGTGAACGCGATGCCGCATTGCTCCGACTTTAGTTCTGCTGCTCATGGGTAACTTGCCCTCATGTATCGCAGGACAAGCTTTTCGTAGTTGCCAAGGTCGGTCGATCTGTCGTTGTCGCCTCGGTTCGCGTCGAAGTAGTACCCGATCAGTTGCAGGATCGCTCGCTTCGCCACTCCTGGAACGTTGGTATCATCCGAACCATATCCGCAAACGTAGGTAATCTCCCAAGCATCCCATCGAGCTGCTGTTGCCGGAGTTGTTGCTTGGTAGGCTAGCCGAATCTGCCGGAGTGGCTTGTGCAGTTGGTACAACGCCGATGAAAGCGTTTGCTGAACGTTGGCGCCGTCGTAATACTTAACTGTCGTGATCGATTGCACTGGCCGTTTTGGAAGAGTGATCTTGTCACCAAAGCTCTGGCATTGGACCTTCCAGGTTTGCGTCAACAATGCCGTATCAGTGTCGTCTTCGAACTGTTCCCTACATTGCTTAATCAGGTCGGTCAGGTGGTCATCGTGTGCGTCGTCGGTCAACGACATTTCCAGTTGCTTTTTCGCTTCGAATAGCGTCACTGGCTCCACGGTTGGACGTGTCACGATTTCCGGAAACAATTGTTGATTCATCGACAACATATTCAGCAATCCTACAACGTTCAACCAGTAGATTAGCAACACCATCATTCAACGTCACTTCCCGCCCTATCGGAAACCGCTTCCAGTGCTTCAGCAGTCTTATCGTTTGCATTTTGTCTCTGTATCCTTTCCACCCACTCCGCTGGGTACATGTGGGTTATGCTCATGTCTTCCTCGTGAATCGCCACCATTTCTTCCAAATGGCCGATTCTGCAACCTGGGTCCATGTAGAGCGATCTTCCCGCCTTCTTCCATTGGCACCAGAACCAAACGTCTGAATCGATCTTGTCGTCGTCCCAGCCGCCTGTTGAGCTTGGCTGGCAGAAGAACCAAGGCTTTGGAACCTCTGCTAGTTTCTTGGCGTTGATAATTGTCAAACCAAAGTGGGCAGTATCTAGCCGCAATGGATAACCGTTCCAAGTGGCTTGTGTTTGTCCTTCAAGCGTTCCGAGAATCGACTTCTTACCTCGTCGCACTTGCATTGCACAAAGTGCGTCGATCGATTCCTTTTCCTGAACCGCAATGCTTATCAGTCTTTGCAGTTGCTCTGCTGTGAATACCGAATCACCATCAACCGTCAGTATGTACTCAACACCTGCTTTGATTGCGTCCTCCATCATGATCTGCATGCACTGTCCGTAGTACACACCGCCGGAAACGATCAACGGGATGCCTAGCTTGCGAAAGCTATGCTCCATGTTGTTCCGGCACCATGTGTTCTCGTACCTGCTTGCCGTCATTAACGCACAGATATTTACTTGCTCTTGTGAATCACTCACCTGCTTGCTCCAGTGTGGGTAAACGGAAAAGAAAACTAGCCTGCAACGCCCTGAGTCGAGTTGGCCGAGTTCAACGCGTTGCGAAGTCCTGGATCGAGAACACCAACAGCACTCGAAAGAACTGCGCCGTTCGTGGTTGTGTCAGGAGTCAAAGTCAAACGCAGGAACTTCTTTCGACCCTTCAAGTCAACGTGCGATGCGTGAACGATCGCGGATGTGTTGTCGAGGGTCTGGTTGAAACTTGCGTTGAACGTCGCAAAGGTTGTCGCAACCGTCGTATCCGACTCGGACAACTGAATCGCAACGTTGGTGGAGTTGGTGTTTGCCTCAGCCGAAATTGAAACAACGATTGATGCATAGTTCGCACCTGTCGTGTCAAGGTTCGCGGTTCGTGCTGTGGTTGCCGATGCTGCTGGTGCCAGCAAGACGCTGTAAAGATTGGACTGAACTGGTTTCATGGCTTTTTATCCTTTTGGAAGTTTGTTTGTTTCAGAAAAGGGGGTTAGCAGCAAAGCTTACTAACCCCCAAACCGCCTGGAGCAACAGGGGTGGCTCTAGGCTTAACCGAAGATGCCGCGAATGATGCCGCCGGACACCGAAGCAGCGCCAACGTCGAAGCATCGGATGTCAAATCTTTGAACCGCACGCAAGGCGATGCTGTCTTGATCGAAGTACCGACTGGAATCGATTGCAAGAGTGATGTCCTTACGGCTTCCCATGTAAACGCCTTGTCGAAGGTCGCCAAAGAAACAGAAGGTGCCGGTCGTGGTGCCTGTCAACCGACTTTCAAGCCCTTGCGTCATCACAACAGGGAATCCCAAGAAGCTAACCATTGATGGACCGTTAGCGATTGTCACGTTGGTGTTTCCACCAACAGCATCGGCAAGACGAGCCATTGAAGCTGCGTAACCAGCCTTTGATATGTACCATTTAGGCGAATAGCCAGCCCATTGTTTCGCCTGGCCCATCATCGATTCAAAGTCTGCCATCGTCAACGCACTAAAGGTCGTTCGCGATGTCGCAGTGTATTGCGAACCAGCAGCGAGAGCGGAAATCAAGCCTTGGATTCCTCCGTAGGTCGAAGTTCCGTCACCTAAAAATCCAGCCGCATCTTCCGCAATCGCAAAGCTCTGGCCGATGGATCGGCTCAACATCTCAGCGATAGAGATTGCAGCGTCTTCGTTGACTTCGTTGCTCATCACCGTCAACGTCGCTAGCTTCTTCGCGTCAAGCTTGATGGAAGATAGCGTTGGATCGCTTGCGGTAATCGTAACGTTTTCGCCAACGTAGTAAGCAGTGACTTCGCTTGCTAGACGAGGGATTGTCAATGTCGCATCGCTCATTGGGATGACGGTTGCGTTCTGACGAATCACACCATACAACTCGCGAAGCTCAACAATAGCCGCAGATAGTGGCTCAGGAACCAAAAACCCGCCGAGCGTGTTGTTGCCAGCCGATAACGCTGCTTTGATTCCGTGATCTTTGCAGATTCGCTTCGACCGCGAGTTGCCATTGAACGCAGCCAACGCCCAGTTACCCATCAACCAAGCATCTTCAGCAGATTCGAATCCTACTGGAGCCTTTGCTTTTGCTCGTGCTGGAATCTTGATTGGTTGTGCTTCCGCTGCTTCTTGCTTCTTGACAATATCGACTGCTGCTGATTCGATTCGCAACATTCGGCTATGGTCTTTTCGAAGTGCAGAAATCTTGCCGGATTCAGCATCAGTCCCAACAATCGAATCGATTTCTTGGGTTTCTTCCGCGTTCAGATCGCGGGCTTCTTCTTTCGCCATTGCAACGATAGCTTCGGCGCGAGCTTGCAAGGATTGAATTTCCTTGCTGATTTCAATAGATGTTCTCATCAAACTGCCCTTTTGGATTGCGGCAGCCTAAAACGAAAATAGCGGCTTAAACTGCCGACTGTGAAACGAAATGAAACGTTAAACAGTCCGCTCGTCTTTGCCGCTAATCAGTTGCAATGGAACTTGCGTGACTTTTGTAGCCAAGGCTAATCCTTGGCGTTGCGTGAATTGTAGCGTATGATACGAATGCGTGTCAACTACTTTTCAGTGTCCACTCAATATCGAAATTCCAATGGTTTCTGTTTGGTAGCATTTGCCCGTTGTAATTTCCGATCCCATCCATAAACGCAACCGCAGCACTGATTGAGTTATCTGGCAATCCATCGTACATTCGATAACCGTCTCCATCGACTTCATGAATGATTCGTTTGATCTTTGAGGCTCGCAGGTAATTTTCAAGCGTCCTCAGAATAGCAACGTCCATTCCCTGTGCGTCGATCAGTAGCGTCTCAATTTCTTTTACGCCGTGTCTCGAAAGAAAATCACCAAGATGGACAACATCTACCTCAATCTGCTCCGCAGGCGTCCAATCGACTTGGGAATACAGTTTGCGCGATTGCTCGGTGCAGAAGCCTAAAGAACTACTGACTCCTTTGGTGTTGTAAACCGTAAGAGTCGATTTGCCATTTTCTTGACCGCACGCCGCTTCGATAACGTGAAAAACATCGGCTGCGTTTTTGTTGTTATCTCGCAACCACTTAGCCGCCGACGGTAATGGTTCAAACATCAAAAAGACGTCGTGACCTTTGGCGATTTCTTGCATTTCTGAATCGCCAGTATTGGGACCGACGCACACAAATACCTTTTTTTTTACCATTACATCCTGGCCCTTATTTCCGCGATCTTAGCCGCCGAGATCCGACTGACAATTTCTCGTCCTTCTTTCTCGATTGCGTGTTCGTCAAACAAGTCAGCAGGAGGATTCTTAAACCATGCTGCTGCTGCTGCTGTCTTGCGTTTAACGGTTGGTGCAATGTCTGTCGCTAATCCAGACGCGAGAGCTGCTGCTGGATCGTACCAAGTCTCTTCTGCCATCAATGCAAGCACCTGCTCCGCATCAATCCCCATAGCATCAGCGTAGATTTCAGCCATCGACGCATCATAAACCGACAATACCTCTGCCATCTTTTGCAACTCCGCACCGTTTCCGATGGCTACACAATGGGCGCAATGGATCATCAGCTTTGCACCTCGTTCCATCGTCCGTTTGTCACCGGCCATGAAGATGATCGAGGCTGACGATGCGGCCAGTGCCTCGTTGTGAGTATCCACACCACCAGGATGACGCTTCAGCATGTTGTAAATCGAGATGCCTTCGTCAGCCGATCCACCTGGACTGTTAATGCGAATCTTAGCCCTGCCCTTGATGGTTGCTAGCGATTCGCCTACAGCCTTTGCCGTGACTCCTTCGCTCATCCAGTCCGAACCAATCGTGCCATCAATATACAATTCGTTGGTTTCTGCTTTGACGGTTATCATTATGCGTTGACTCCTGTAATTGAATAAACTCGGTTCTTCCAGTCTTTTACCAGTGCGGTGACGTTAGCCATTAACGTGTCTTGCGTCGATTCCTGAGCCACTTGCAAAAGCATTTCACGGCTTTCGTCGCAATGGATTCTTGCCAAGTCACGATCAAGCCCGATCGCTTCCAGCTTGTCGGCTAGCTTTGGCTCCCACTTGGCATAGTTGTTGTCGATCCAGTCGCAAAAGTTCTTTCGCTTGGCTCCTGAGATTGCGTTGTTGGCTTCTCTGTCGAGTAGTGATCGGATTGTTTCTTCGACTGCTCGTGCGTTGCTGCCAACAGTTTCATCTTCTGGCACTTCGTTGTCGTCTTGTGGATCGCTGCTGGAAGAGTCGCCTGGAGTGATTGCAGGATTCTCGAACACATCGCCGCCTTCGACTGGGTTGAGGTCCAGTTTGGCGCGTGCTTCGTTTCGGTTCATGATCTTGGCGATGACGTAGGAAGTGAGAACGTCTTTGGTCGTGTTGGTGTCAGTTCGAAGTATTGCTGCCCGATTTACCTTAAAGTAGTGGGAACGCAATCGCTTTTGAGTTGGCGTCCGAAGCTTGATGTCGCATTGTTCTTCCAGTTTTACTAGCCAGCGATCAAGTGCAATCATGTAGGCAATGTTCTTTTGCTCTAGTGAGTTGTACGAAACGCTGTCGCCATCTCCAGGCATCGAGTCAATTCCGAACAACAAGCCAACATCCTGCCGCGTGAACTTCTGCAATTCGACGAACTGCGCGTCTGTGTTTGTCATGTTGACTGCGTTAGCCTTGATCCCCTCACGAAGTAATCCAGCCTTGCTTGCGTTCTCTGGTCCACCTTCAGACTTGTTGAAGGAACTCAAAAACTCCTTTGCGTCTTCTTCTTTTCGGAACGCACCTGGAGGTGCTTCAAGAAAAATCTTGCCTCTAAAACCTTTCTTTAGTTGGTTGCGAACGTGCGATTGTGAATCGACACCGATAGAGAACGTGGATGCAGCGATCTGCAATAGTCCAATCCCTTCCAGCCCGTTAAACGAGAAGCCTGGAATGTGCAAAACATCAGCGTCAGGGAAAACGATGTATTCGTCCTGATTCTTCTCCCAATTGACAAAAGTATCAAGATCATCGTCTTTTTTTGGCTTTGTTATGTGGTATTTGATGCCATCCGATAGGACAGTTCGCGTTCGATCTGGCAGCAAAGGAATCAACTCCTTGACTCGTTCGCCTTCCCTAATAATTGCTGAACGACCGTTTCCATACATAATCGCATGGGAAAACAGTTGCTCTTTGAATACGGAAGGCGATTGCAGCATATTTGGCTGTTCTCGAAACAATCTGTAGCCGTCGTGCTTTTCGTCGGTTACAGCACCTTGGCCGCGTACCCTTTTAACGTCAACTGGCAACATGCCAATATCGCCGCAAATCTTATTGTGCGCGTACCAAACAGGAGGAAGCGACAACGAGTCAGCAAGCGTTTGCCGTTCGTAACGATCAACCTCGTTTTCGTCGTGAACACCCATCCACTGCATCAAGTACTTTCGAAAGTTAAGCATGTTTTTCCTTTATGCAATGTAGAGGTTGCCGGTTGGTCTTTGAGCCGCAAGTGAAGCAATTCTAAATGCCATAGTGACCGCAACCAACGGATCGATCTTTTCGGATGAAGTCTTTTTGTCGTACATCCAACGGTCCGATCTGTCGGCATTGACAACCGCGTTTCCAACGCACCAGCGGAGCAATGCGTTGCCATCGTGCGCCAAGCGTCCGTCAACAATGGCTTGCTGGAAGTCTCGGATCGCTTCGTTAAAGTTCGTTTGATTCTGTGCCATACGTGCCGCTGTTATTCCCTCCTGTGACAAGTCCTCACCGAGTTGCTGCCCGTTGTAGGGATCGTATGCAATGGTCTTGATGCCGTAATCGTTGCACGCCTGCACAAGTTGCGATTGCAGGTCGCTGATTGGGTACTTGCTTTTCTGAATCAACCCGCAATAGACCCAAGTTGCGAATGGCATCTTCGTCAAGTCTCGAACGCTATCGCTTGCAATGAAAGAAAACGAACGAACCTCATAACGATAAACTGGAATGTCGCCATCATGAGCCACGATGAAGCGTGCGCACAGTCCAAACGCTGCCAAGTCGTCGCGTGCGCCTAAGTCAACGCCAGCTCCAACCGCATCGGCTTTCGTCCAGTCGCTTAACTCTTTCTCGCACTTGTCCCACTCGGCAACGCTAAACGCTTTCGTTGTTGACGTTACAAGCCTGTTTCCGTGGTATCGCGTAAATCGATTAACGCCAAGTGCAGTGTGCTTGTCTTCGCTCCAGCGTTGTCGTAGGTAGTCCCACTTGACCGACACTCCCAAGTTGGGATTCGCTTTAGGCCAGCATGACTCATCTGCTGGATCGTCTGCTTCGTCAAGTTCGCAGATGAACGCGAAAAGCGTCTCATCCTTGAAGTCACCTTTGACGACAGATGAAGCATATCGGTAATCGTCAAGCCACAAGTGCGAAAGGTCGTCACCTGCTGTCGTGATTATCAGGTGTAGTGGTTGTGTACGCGATCCTGAGCCTGTTACCATCGTGTCATAGAACGGTCTGTGATGCTCTTGCCAAGCGTGCAGTTCGTCCATTACTACGCAATGGGGGTTCAGTCCGTCGAAAGGCTTATCGCTTCCAACCGTTCGGATGTAGCTTTGGTTATGCTTGTATGTAATTGTCTCGTACTTGACACCCGACATTCTGACAAGTGCTGGTGATTGCAGCCGCATGCGTTCAGTTTCCGAGTAAACAACCTTTGCCTGTTCCTTCTTTGTTGCAGTCAAAAGAATTTGCCCGACTGCTTCCGGTTCGCCTGTCGCCGGGTCAATGTCGCCGCATGCCAGGAAGTGACAGAAGCCAGCGATCCAAGACGACTTGCCATTCTTCCGTCCCATCGAAATGTAGACTTTTCGGAACCGTCGCGAGTTATCCGCGTTTCGCTTCCAACCAAATATTACCCAAGTGCAGAACAACTGGAACGGCGACAATTCAAAAGGCATCCTGGCAAATTCGCCAATCGAGTGTTTGAGAACCAACGGGAAGAACTGGCAAACCTGCTGTGCGTGCTGTTGATCGAAGTGGTATGGAAAATCTTCTGTACTTTGCTTGGTCAAATCGTCAACGTGTCTCTGGACTGCTTCACGAACTCGCTTCGACGTAATGATGGTCCCATCCAGAACCCCATCGATATATTCTTGGACTCTAGCTCTTGTTCCGCTAGTTATCACTCGCACCACTTCCCGCCATCCATTGGCTAAATGCGTCCTCGATCTCTGGTTCCTTTACTACCAATCGACTTCGTGCAGATGGAGTCAACCCAAGTTCGATCATGCAGCCCTTAGCTTGCGAGCATGCTTTTGACCAAGCGGTGTAATCCTTGCATTCAAATGCGGCTCGCTTTAGTGACATGGCTTCACAAAACGATTCCAAAATTGATCGATCAGCCTTGGAAATCATTTTCATTTCAACGAGTTGTGATACTGCGTGGTCCCAGTAACCGCTTGCGTCTGCATCGGCAGCAATGTGCGCAGGCTTACTAGGCACACCTTCAACCGCTTTCGGTTCGTGCTTGTTCTCGCGTGCTGGATTCTTTTTGTACGCACCGCTAGCCCTGTGTGCTGCACTTGCTAAAGGCTTTCTACCCTTGACCATTTAACGCATCCTCGTAGTGTTGTTCGCTCCAACGTTTAACCACCATCCCGCTTATCTTGTCGCCTTCCAACTCTTCGTGACATGGACGACAAACCGCCAACCAATTACCTCGATCCATTCGCCTCATCGGGTTGTCTGCAATCGCTTCGATGTGGTGCATCTCTTCGCTCGTATTAGCGTGCAAAACTCCTGTCTTTTTCACGCAACACTCGCAAAGTGGATGTAACGTTCTGTAAATCTCGCTTGCCTTCCTGTGATCGTTTGAGTACCCGCGATCCTTTGTCGTGCCAGTGTGCTTTCTAGGTGGATTGCACACCAAGCACCTGTCCTTCACGACTCGACCGCAGCGGCAAAGTTTCATTTCTCAGTCCAAGTCTTCAAATTTGTGGCAGTTTACGGAACCA